CGTGCCAAAGCAAGAGAAGTGGCTACCATTCAGGGAGACTTTAGTCTGCAGCTACAAGATATTGTTAATGCAGGCGCAAAAGAAACAGAAGCGATAAGAGGTGAGTATGGCTTAGCTAATACTGATTTAGTGGGACAGTACGGTCTAGAGAATACTCGTTTACAAGGAGCAACAGAACGCGATGTTGCTAGTCGTAATAGAGACGCATCGCTCTTTGGTTCTTTAATGTCAGGTTTCTGGGCTTAGAACAAAGCTTAGTTGATAGTATAATTAGTGTAGTTAATTCGTTTATACAATGTCTAATAACCCAGGCGAGTCCGGCTCTAATGCTCAGGATGCACAAGTAGATCTAGCTACCTTCCAACAGCTTCTTGACAAGCTCGAAGGTTCTAAGAAGCGTCAGCAACGTCAGAAGTCTGTCGAAGGTCGTCGTGACATCTACAGCCAGGGTCTTGCTTCGATGATGAGCAACTTCTGATACAGTTTCTCTTATTTAAAGAAAGATCATGGTAGTAGGCGCAGCTGATCCAGGACAAGGACAAGTAGGTATGACATCAACTTCCCCTTCTACTAAGAAGGAGAAAGACATTGATGATACCTATGAAAATGACGATTGGTTTGATATTGACCAATATAAAAAAGCAGCGCAAGTTGCTTATGATTTTTCTTTAGGTAAAATGGAGAAGCAGGGTGAAGAAGAGCGAGAAACAATTGGAAAAGGCGGATCCGAGCAACGAGCTACAGATCGACAGAAGCAGCAATTCTCTGAGAAAGACGAAGAGCGCGATTACAAGCAATCCCAAAAAGCCTACAGATTCTGATATTAATATCAAGTCGTTTGCAATTTGGCTTGATAATTTAGACAGTGCTTCCAGGGAATCTTTTACTGCGTTTGCAGAAGATACCTTTTCGCCTATTCAGGTTTACATTTATGCCAAGTTCCTTGGATACGATGGCAGTATTATTTGTGTAGACGATTGGGTGGCAGAGGTTTATCCAAAGCCTGATCATTTAAAAGTCTTGCTGTATGAAATCGAACAGATGCAGGAAGACGTACGTAAGTTACGTTTAGATATTGAAAACTATGCCGTTAAGCGTGACGCTGGTGTAGCACGTATTGCACAGATGCAAAAAGAGATACGTGGAACAATTGCACAAGTAGATGCCTTTGTTTCTTCTAAAGACAGGAAAGGTCTTCTCCTGGCTGGAGCAGACCGGGCTATACGTGAACTTAACTCTGTGTTTAAAGACGATCCTATTGAAGGGCCTTTACAAGAAGCCGCAATGTCTGTCTGGGCTAGAATTCAATTTGAAGACTAATTGGTTATATGGAACCAGCTAATCAAAATCAACAAGCAAGTGTCTTTGATAAAAGAGATATTCAGTCTCTTCTCTTAGACATTGAAAAGAATCGTCAGATAACGGGGACACCTACACAACAGGGCCTGGAAGGTGCTGCTGATTCTGCTCTCTTTCAAAACTTATTAAACAAATCACAAGATAAACCTAATGGATAAGCCTAAAATTCCACCGGAGCTTCTTGCTTACTATAAAAAGAAAGTGGCTTCGACTCAAGGTATTGAAGCTGAAGAGCTTGCAAATAAAGGATTAAAAGCTTCTCGTGCTGCTAAGAAACATAAAGGCAAAAAGTAGAGTACCATTTAAGTAGTACTGAAAACATATTGTGCCTTCACATCTTCATCTTGCTTACAGGCGTAATGCAAAAGCTGCTGCTGCAAATCACCGTTTACGTAAGACAGATCAGGATGATATTTTTGAAAAAGCAAGAGAGGACTTTGGCTTCTTCTGTGAATATGTAGCTGATAAACCACCAGCAAGGCATCATAAAGAATGGCATAAGCAATTGGTAACAGGAGAAGACAGCTCCTGTTTGACTAAAATTGCAGGTCCAAATATTGATTTGCTAGGGCCACGGGGCTCAGCTAAATCTACAGTCTTAGGTCTATATACTGCATGGGCAATTGGTATACATACAACTGCACGTAAACCTCTACAGATTCTTTATCTTAGCTATACGGTTGATATTGCACGTTCTAAATCAGCCACGATTAAACGTATCATTGAATCTAAACGGTATCAAAATGTTTTCCCTAGGGTTAAGTTACTGAAGAACGTAACATCTAATGAATACTGGTCGATTGATCATAAGTTTGCTGGTATTGATACAACAGGTGAAGAACAGTTTACTTTATGTGCTGCAGGTCTTAAAGGCTCAGTTACCTCCAAGCGTTCTCATTTGGTAGTGATTGATGACCCTGTAAAATCAGCAGCTGATATTGGTAACCCTGACATTCGTAAGATGATGCAAGATAACTGGAATGCAGTTATTGCACCAACGATGTTTGAAGGGGCCAGGGCAATTTGTCTAGGTACTAGATTCCGACATGACGATATTCATGCGACAACCTTCTCCTCACAAAACAACTGGATGCAGATTGTGTTATCTGCAATTTTAAATAATGAAGAGACAGGAGAAGAGGAATCATATTGGCCAGAGATGTGGTCACTGGAATACTTAAAAGAAAAGAAACGACAAGCTCCTATTGCTTTCTCTTTCCAGTACATGAATCAAATCGTCAGGCAAAGCGAGCTATCCCTTGCACCTGAACTACTGGTTAAAGCAGAGATTGCAACAGAGTTTGATTGCCTAGGTATTGGTGTTGACCTATCAGCTGGCATTAAAGAAAAGAATGACTATACAGTTATGGTCTTGGGCGGACGCCTTGGAGACAAGATACATATTATTGATTACCGCAGGATTCGTGTCATGGGTAATCTAGAAAAGCTAGATGCGATGAAAGAGTTACTAAACGATTGGTCAATCATTGGTAAACAAGCAGATGGCCTGTGGTTCCCCACTTACAACACATGTGATATTTGGTCAGAAGCTGTTCAATACCAGGCATCACTGGAAGCAGATTTTAAACGTGTGTGTTTAAACGAAGAAAATCTTTATAACCTTATTTGGCATCCTGTCAAAGGTTTCCGTGCAGATAAACTTGCACGTTTCCGTGGCATCATGGGAATGTTCGAAGATCGAAAGATTGTTTTCAACAGATACCGTAATTTTACTAGTATGTTTGAAGAGCTTACTAATTTTGGTACTAGCTCTCATGACGACTGTGTGGATGCTTTAGTATGGTTAGTAACAGGCTTAATGAAACGCGGAAAACTGCAACTTGATTACTAATGGAACATCTCGTTGCTATTGCGATCGCAGGCATCACAGGAATTGGATGGGGCACAGGAAAGATCTTTGCACGTCTTCGTACCTTAGAGGATCGTATTGATCATTTCCCTGTAGAGTATGTTTTAAAGCAAGATTACATTAGAGAAATGGAGAAGATGAATAGAGAATTTGATAGTATAAATGATAAGCTTGACAAATTAATAGAAAGGGTTTTGACCAGATGAGCTACTTCATTGAGCTAGAGGAAAATACCGATGGTGATTTGTTTTTTGAAATTCCTGAAGAAGTACTAGAAACACTTGGCTGGCAAGAAGGCCAATTGTTGACTTGGGATCTTAAAGGTAATGGAATTGTTGTTTCAGCTTTAGATGATACTTCAGGTTACGAACAAGTAGAATAACTTGTAGTGATTGTAGTTTTATGCGTACTTATATTCAACAACCAGGCCAAGTAGGTGTCCAATGTGGAACCATTGGTAATGCTGGTTACCTTGCTCAGATGCCACCAGCTCTTAATCCTGCCGCACTTAGAGGTGCACGGAAACAAGAAAATATCCAAAGAAAATTAACTGATCCTAGAACTCCTGCTAATGAAAGAGAAGCAGGCAAGAGGTTTCTAGGACCACAGCTTCCACCGATGGCACGACTAGATGGACGCATGAATATGCATATGGGACAAATGAATGATGCATACTTACAAGAACAAGAACGTCAACGCTTACTCCAAGAACAACAAGCACAATCTGAATTGAATGCCTCAATGTTTGGTGGCGGTCAATATGGACAAGCAGATCAGTACTCAGCTGCTTCTGCAGGTTTCCAAAATAAATTCGTAAGCTGATATGGCACAAGACGATTCAAAATACACCAAACCAGAAGTGCGTGAACGGATTAAAAACCGTGTCATGAAAGGAACTAAAGGTGGTAAAGCTGGTCAGTGGTCTGCGCGTAAAGCACAGCTCGTTGCTTCCGAGTACAAGAAAGCTGGTGGCGGGTACAAAGGTGGAGAAGGTAAGAAACAAAAGTCTTTAAAGAAGTGGGGTAAAGAAGACTGGCAAACCAAAGACGAATATGAAAAAGGTAAAAAAGCAGCTTCTGCAGCTAAGAAATACAAGGATAAAAAGTAATGGCAGATAAAGCAATTCAATCTGACGGTACGACCAAACGTTACCTACCCAAGAAAGCCTGGGCTTCTCTTTCAAAAGAGGAGAGGGAAGATACTGATCGCAAGAAACGAGAAGGATCTAAGGAAGGAAAGCAGTTTGTTAAAAATACTGAGAAAGCAAAAAAGGCTGGTAAAGCTGCTAGAATGTATAAATCAAAATCTGGGAAATAATGTCTGAAGCAACTGGTCGTATTAAAGAGATTATTGATTCCTACATCGAGCGGGATGGTGGACAGTATGTAGATACGGGCATTGTTGCCAGTCATGTTGCACAGATGAAACTCTTTGGTATACGCCAAGGTGTTGAGTTTTTTCCTGCACAAGATAACTTCGGTAATCAACGTAAGGATTTTATTAGCAAAGTAATTAAATACAACAAGTTAGATACAAGGCTAGATTCGATTTGGGATTACTTCCTGTGCGATGGAAAAGGGCTTTTTTACATCCGGCCTACTGAGAATAATTATCGTCTCTATTTTTTCCGTAGCCATGAGTATCGCAGTTATTACAATGTCGATGGTGAGCTAGAAGAAGTTGTAATCATCTATAGCTATAAGGTCAAGACTGGTAAAGCAAGTGCTTACCAAGACATGGGTATTGGCGGCCTTGATTCAGTACAAGGTACAAAGCCAGGAGATACACCAGGTCAAAAACGTTACATCCGTCTGTCGATTAAAGCAAACTCCATTGAAGAGACTCATTCAGAAGGCGAGATGTCTTTTGATAATGTCAATGCAGTAATGCCAGGGAAGACAAAGAAGTTCCCTAATCAATTACGTTTTATTCCTTGCGTTGAGATCTTTAACAATCCCAAGGGAGTCACCATGGATGGCAGTGGTGAATTTGATCAGATGGCAAATCATATTGTTGCTCATGATGATCTTGTCCGCAACATGAAGAAGAACTTACAGTTCTTTGGTAATCCTACGTTGCTGTCGTCTAGACCTAAGACAGATCTAATGGAACCAGGTAATTCTGAGTCTGGTCCACAACGTCCTTCAATTGCATCAAACTCAGGTTTCACAGGTATGGCCCCAATGGGCCGATCTACTTTTAAACAAGATCCGATTACTCGTGGGCTAGATGGTCAGATGCGGGTTCCACGGGTTATTGCTAACCTTGAACCCAATGACCGTGTTGGTTACATTGTTCCAGATGCTATCTCTGGAGACCAGAATGCTTTTGTACGTCAGTTCAGAGAAGAGATCTTAACTTCTTTAGGTGGTGTGGATGAACTCTCGATATCCGCTGGTGTGACTGCAACTGAGTATAAATCACTATTCGGTCGTGTTGCAGCAACTAGCAAAAAGAAAGCTAATTCTATTTACACACACGGTATCTGTCGTTGTTTAGAACTTATTATTTATCAAGAAGAACAGTTATTTAAAGACACCTTAGCTGCAGCTGCAAAGTTTGAGAAACCTGTAGCTCCATCAGAGAATGCCGGGCCAGAAGAAGAGCAGCTGTACCAGCAAGCAATGCAGCAATATGAAGCAATGCTCAAGAAACTGTTGATGGCCTGCGTGGAAGCAAAGATGATTCCGCCTGGTGTCAAAGGATTAATTCCCGATGGTGATATTACAATGCAGTGGCGTTGGTTAGGCCCTGTATACGAAGAATCAACGCAAGATATTTTAAACAATTCAATTGTTGTACGTAACCTACAGGAGTTAGGTGTTGATAGCATTGAAGCACTGAAATATCTTTTCCCATCAAAAACAGATGAGGAAAGAGCGGAAATGCTTTCGGGCTTCCCGTTCAGGATGGTAAACGAACTACAAGGAGCTTATTCTCAGTTTTCTCGTTTGGTAGGGGGCATGATGCAGACCCCTCACCCCCAAGCCCCAGATTTGCCCATGGCGGCAGACCCAAGGTTAGACCTAACACCTTATCTGTATCGAACCCTAGAAGCGTTACAAAAGGAGATGAGTTATGCAGGACGCTACCGTCCAATCGATCCCACAGACGAGCCCTCAGTCAGTGGCACCAAGCAATTACGTGGCGGCAGCCCCGCAAGCTCCGGTGGCAACAGCGGCACCAGTGGCCCAGGCTCCAGTGGGGACATATTACCCCCAGGCGGTTCCCCAGGTAGCACCTCAGGGAACTACCAGTTACCAATCCGCCCCGTCTCAATCCGTCCCCCAATCCCAGGACTCGACGGCACCCCAGGGGAATCCATGGGAATCGGCGTTCAACAAGGTAGTGAACCTGTTGGGCAGTCCGGTGCAATCCCCGTTCCAGGGAGCACCATCACAGGTCCAGGATCAGGCTCCGATTCAGTATACCCAGGCAAACTGGGGTACTCAGGCGAGTCAGGCCCAGGCTCCAACTTGGGGGCAATCGGCTCCGCAGACCTCGCAAACAAGCCAGACCTCATCCAACAACTCTTCCCCAACCTACTCAGTCAGCTCGTTGGCGGACGTAGCGGAAGTTCTGGATTGGAGTCCAGAGAGCCGGATGGTGGTGGAAAACTACGGGACCGAAGCACCAGCGATTCTAAACCAGTACGCTCTAAATCTCGAAAGCGTAGTAGATAGTTCTATTGCATGGGGCCAAGAAGCTCAACAGGCTTTTACTCGTGCATCTGATTTCATGATCACTGAGCATCAGGAGAATCTCGCTTATAACGAGATGCTTACTAATCCTGATATCTTGAGTGACTATACACTTAAGTTCTTTGGTCCTGAAGGTCCATACCCCGTGTATGAATCTGAAGCTGAGTTAGCTACACCTGGTTATCCAACTGCTGCTGTTCCTATGCAGCAAAATAATGTTGCTGGTCTACCTGCTCCCCCACAAGCAAGTGCACCACAAGCTCCCCAAGATTTCTGGGGTTCTTTCAAGCAACAGATGGATCAAGATCCTAGCCAAGCCTGGCGTGTCATCAATCAAGCCTCTCCTCAAGCGATTGCAAATAAGCTTTTCGTAATGGAGTGATCGAATGAGACAACTTGCAGGTCGTTTTTTAAACGGTATTACAAGTAGTCCTCTTCAGTCAGCAGCTGCCGGTGGTCTTGCTACCGCCGGTTTATCTGTTGGAGGAAACCTCGCTTCTGAAGAAGGACGAGAAAAAGGTGCTGCACGTATTGCGCTAGAAGCATTAGGTGCTGGTGCATTAGGAGCTGGTGTTGGCTCACAAATTCCTAAGCTAAAACAACAGTACTCATCTCAGGCTATTGGTGATAGAGCTGGCAAAGCTGTTGAAGACTTTTACAAAGCAGGTGGACAACCTACTGTAGAAGAACTACAACAGATTAAACAGGCAGTTAACTACGCACAAAAAGCTGGTCCTTATACCGCAGCTGGTACTGCCGGTCTTGGTTTATTAGCAGCCGGAGGATTAGGTGGACAGATTGGTGGTGGTGTAGCCAACCTTGGAAACATGGCTGGTCTCGCTATTGACCCTGAATCACCTGGATCAAGCAACACACAGGGTTCGCGTATGAGTATGCAAACCCAGCAGTTACCTATGTATTAACCAGTACATGTATTACAGACTGCTAAAATTTAATGTAGATAGGACTTTTTGTCCGATCTTTCATCCGACAAAACTATTCCTGCGAACTGGAGGATAAAAGACTGTGTTCTTAGACAACGATTTTCCTAAGATTTTAGGTGCGGAACTATACCGCCCCCATCCCGCTTACATTTGCGAAATGGCCGTTGAGCCTGTGGTCGTACACGACTTCACCTCACAGCCTGGTCAAACTGTACAGTTGGATCGCTACAAGTTCTGGGGAACGCCCGGCACCAAAGATAGCCGCGAGCGTGTCTCAGATCAAACTATTGGTACTGCTAATAGCCGCAACATCACTAAAGAGAAAGTGCTTGTTGTGCTTAAAGAGTACACCGGCCCTGCGGACCCAAGTGATCCTACACAGCCTTCAACCTTTAAGATTGCTCGTGAAACTCTGATCACTGCTCAGCGTTTGCTGCTTGATACCGGCAACCTGAACATGTTCCACCAGTCCATCGGTAGCTTGACGCTGCTTGATGACTATCGCCGTTGGCGTGACCGCGTCTTCATTGACGAACTTGCCAAGGCAGAAGCACAAGGCCAATCCAATTCTACGCAAGGTGGTTACTACTTTGCTGGCGATAAAGCCAAAGATAGCCAAGGCCGTGTTTCATATACCGCTGCAGAATATACTGCACAAGTACAACAGTTCTCTGTTCGTACTGACCTTCTCGAAGTCGTAAAAGATCTTCGTAAGCGCAACGTACCTACCTTCGCTGATGGTTTGTATCGTTGTATTTGCGATCCCGTTTTCATGATGCATCTGCGTCGTGACGAAGACTTCCGTGAGATTGCTCGCTACGCAGGCAATCCTGGTCAAGGCATGTACATGGCTAACCCCATGATGCCTAACAACAGCAGCTTCTACATGGGACCACAAGCTGGCCAAGGTTATTTCCTTGCTGGTGAGCCCGTCATGCCTACTGGCGTTCAGTTCGAAGGTGTTAAGTTCTTCGAGTCAACCAACTTCCCCAACAAGAACGTACAAGCATCGTTTGATGATGGTGCTAACTATGCTGCTGAAGAAGTTGCACAGGGTTATTTCTTTGGTCCTCAGGCAGTTGGTGTTGGTATCGGCGGTCCTAACGCACAAGTGCTCATCAACAACAACGATGACTTCAGTCGCTTCATCATTCTGATCTGGCAACTGTATGCTGGTTTCGAGGTTCTGAATAAGGACTTCATCACCACTGCATTCAGCTTCCTCTCTGACGATGGTGTGGTCTAAGTTATATCTATAAACCTCTATTGAGAATGTAAATGGCATACTTATCTGCTAAGAAAATTTATCCAGCCGACATGTCTGAACCGCTTAACGGCTGGTATCAGAACATTGATACAAACGGTGGATCTACTTACAATGCTTCCGACGCTGGCCCTACTTCTGTATTGGCCAACCCTGGTTGGAGGTTCTTCCAGCTCCGTGGTTATGTCCCCGTAACCAACGCCACTGGCGAAGGCTATGTGACCACTGCAGAAGTCATCATCCCTTCTCCTTATAAGAATGATGAGACTCGCGTAAACATCACTGGTATGGTTGTCGGCGCTACTGCTGATCGTCCTGCTTATGTGTACCGTTCTTCTGTTTCAGTCGCCAGCGGCTGGGGCGATGGACGTGTCTCTCTTGATGGTATCACTACCTCCGGTGCTACTCAGGTAATCGGCTTCGGTCCTGGTACTGCTTCCGCTCCTGTGAGCTTCTCCGGTGTTGTAGAAGGCGCTAACGTTACCGCTGTTGCCAACAACATTCCTGCAGGCACAGGCGGATTGGGTACTAACCCTCTTCAGACTGCTACAACCTTGACCACCCCGATGCTCTATAAGGAGTACACGGCTGATCAATCGTTCCGCGTCTATTCAAAGGCAGCTACTAACTCCACTGCTACTAACGGTGGTTGGGCTATCTCTGACGCTGATAAAGCAGCTGGTCGTTACGGCTACATCTTGGTTGAAGTCTGCTTCATCCAGCCTGATGTTCCTGTCGATTACAACGATCTTGAGCAGTACCTCCCCTACAAAATTGCTTCTAAAAACTAATTTAAGCAATTTAGTATAAGTTCTCGAATTAAAGCTAAGATAGGACCAGTAAATAAATTCTGGTCCTATGCTTTATAAACATAACAGAACAGGGGCACGACTTAAAGTTGTAACTGAATGGGATGAAGGCGAATGGTTCATGGTCGAAGATCAGGACGGTAAAGTCTTCACTGTTTACAAAACAGAACTTATCCCAGACGAACAAGCGACTAAACAAGTCAAAAGTCTTCAAGTCAAGGATGCAGCAAAAGGTGATGAACCACGTAAGTTTCCTACTGAAACTCGTTTAAACATCAATGGCGCAACTGCTCAAATGATCGCTGATCATATTAAAGGAGTTGGTATAAAAACAGCCAGAGATATCAAAGATTTGCAATCTTCTTTGTCGGGTGAAAGATTCAACAGTCTTGAACAGTTGCGACAGATTTCACGAGTTGATTGGGATTCTGTGTTTGCTGCAGACCTTGTCCGTGTTTGATAAAAGCCCTTCGGGGCTTTTTTAATTTATAATGAAAGGATACGGTTGTGGAACGTGTCACAGTTATCCAACTTCAACAAGAGTCGTATTAGATACCATCTGGGTTACTACATTGTTAGTGTTCCAGCAGGTGACTATGCGAGCTTAGAAGAAGCAATGAATTCCGTACCGGATTCAGTGTTTGCAGATAAGCTTATTTATCAGATTGGACGTTGTGATGCAGCTGAACGTAAGACGCAATTAGCTTCTTACGAAACAGATTTCCAACCACCGAGCACAAGAGTTGAAGGCATTGTTGGAGACGTTGATCGTACGATCCGTTCTAGCAATGTCAAGGAAGCTTTAAAAGTATGGGACGAAGTGTACCTGTATGAGACTAATCGTCTTGCACAGATTCTTTACGTACCTAACTATAAAGATCCTTTCCAGGCACGTTATCGATATGATCGTTCTGGAGCAGAGTTTATTATGGCTCTACCAGGACCAGCTGATACAGCAGTTGGTGCAAACCTTTACCTCCACGTTAATTATAGATAGTCATGGGATTACTAGGAGCAGCTGGACAGCTTTTTAACACAGCAAGAAAATCACCTATTGCAGGTAAGTTTCTACAGAAGGTCTTCAAGGGTGGTGGATCAAAAGTAGATGATGTATTACGGGGTACTCCCTTAGGTAATAACCCTGTTGTTAGAGCAGGCAGACCACAAGCTACTAGCATTGATTCAATCAGAGCCAGTGGTCGTTTAAGAGGTGCAAGCAGAACAGGCGATGTTATCCCAGGTGCTTCAGCCAGATATGCTACTCAAGCTGCAGGAGGAGATCCCCTCTCCACACCCTTTGTTTTTGGGACAAGACGCACACCTGTAGCTTTCCCTCCTAATCCCAATGTAGGGACACAGTTGATACAAAGAGGTAGTGCTGCTAGCAAAGGAAGAATTCCTAAGGGTTTTGAAAAGGGCGTAAAACCTGGAGCACCAGGAACAACTGTAGGACGTGCTGTTTATCCTGGCCAGCCAAACCCAATTGTTGGACCAACTCCAACAAGAGTAGTTGGCACAGGAGGAGGATTCAATTCAGTAATGAACTTTGTTGCCCCAGGCCAAAATCTTGGGGGCCGTGTACTGGGATTAGGTGGAAGAGCACTTAACGCAGTTGGCCTGTATGAAGGAGGACAGCGACTTCTTAAAGGTGATGTTGGTGGTGCGGCTCAGGTACTAGCGGGGAGTTTCCCTGGACGTACTTTAAAGTTAGCATCAAGTGCACTTGGGGGTACAGGTGTTGCCGCTATAGCGAAGCCTTTAATTGGAGCAACTGCTTTACTAGCGTTAACTCCAGGTAGTGGAGGCAATTCAACAATGGATGATTACTATAAAACACTTACACCAGAACAAAAGAAAAAGTTTGAAGCAGACACAAGAAGCCAACAAGAAAATATGTCTGATACACAGAAGCGAATAATGGACATCGCTCCCGCTGACCCCTTAGTCACAAGGCTCCCTGCTGATGAAACCTTGACACCTCCTCCTGTTGTTGATGACTCTTCTCCTGTCGTCGATAACTCTCCTTTCGTTCCTACCCCTAGTAACTTACCGTCTTCCCCTGAAGCTGTAGTAGCAAATCCACTGCAGCAAAAGATTGCTGAATACGAGCAAGGCAGAGCTAGTGCAACAACGCAAGAAGAGATGAATGCTGTTAGAGACATGGGAATGGCAATCCATCAAGCTGCTAATCCACAGATGTATGAGGAGTCTTATAACCCTCTGATGGCAGCCACGTTCCCTGAGCGTTATACCAAAACACCTGAAGATTTTATTGTCCAAGGAGGCATTCAAGCGCCAAGAGCAATGACAGAAAAAGATGCAGCAGAGGCTACTGCCTTTGGTAATAAGATACAGAATATTGAAGGGTTAGATGTTAAGCCCATGTATAATCCTTTTGAAGAAGCTAATGAACAGTCAAGGCTAGATAAAGCATTGGCTTCCGTTCTTGCCGCTAGCCGTTATCCTAAGTAATCGTTTTGCCTTTTCTTTGTAAACTACTCACGCTTATTCCTTGTGTCATGGTAAGTACTTCCCAACTATTTAACTTAACCCCACAAGAAAGAATTGCAGCTATTAATACTGTTGCACGAGAAGCCTACCAAGGTCATGGCGGTGCAGATATTGCAGCTGTTACTGCTAACCTGCTTTCACGTCGATTAGCCAACTATGGTGGCAACACTAATCTTGTCGATATTGTTAAGCAGCCAGGGCAGTATGAAGCTAACTTCCATTTAAATCGTGATCAAATTACTAATCCAGGTCTTCTCAGTGAGGCTGATTACAAACGAGTAGCAGACGTTTTTGATAATGCTGCCATGATTAAAGACGCTTACCAAAAGAGTGGTGGCGCTTTGTCTTTCCGTGGCACAGCTGCTTATGGTAATCGCAAGCCTGGTGACTATGTACCTGTTGAAGGCAAGAGCAATTTTTATTTTGATCCATTAGATCAGGCAACATATCAAAAAGGTTTAGATGCATTTGCTAACGTACCTGCAGATAGCAACAAGCCTGTTATCAATGCAGATGAGTTTCTAAATGGTTACTCAGGTGGAGTAACCGTCAATAATTATTATGGAGATGGTACTGAGACAAAACAGAAAAAGAATAAAAACCTTACATCATCTTTATTGACTTCTTTGATTACACAGCAAAACCAGAGTCAGATGGCTAGCCCATTAAATCTAATGATGGAGCAGATGCTTAAAAAAGGCAGTGGAAAGCTCGATCCTCTTATGTTATTCAACCCTTAAAATAGAACAATGACTTTCTATCGTCCTGTACAAATTGGTGTAACTGGTCCTAAAGGAAGGATGGGCGCAGGTACGGGATATCATATTGATAGTAAGTACTCTGCTTCTCTTCCATGGGAAGACATTGTTGGTAGGTTTGATGCAAAGGCTAATCTTTACAGCCAACAGGGTCGCAACATTGTCTTCTCTAATCAAGGGATGGACTATGCCGCATATAACCCTAAGGCTGAGATGGCAGCAAAAGTAGCATTATTAAAGAAAGCAGCTGGAGCACATGCACCTAGAGAAGGCTTTCGATCCTTTGATTACTTTGCGCCAAAGGGAACAGATGTTTGGGATAAGAGTGCAGAAGGAGCGCCCATTTATTTAGCAGTACAAGACGGACGGACGCCTACTATCTCACAGTCACCTGATTATGGTGTCTATGGTGCTGTTACAGATCAAGGAGGAAACGTCCTAGGAAAGTCAGGACATGGAGATACAAAGTATGCAGGTCAAACTTATGAGAATCCACAAACACCAAGTGAGGCAGCCACTGGTCCGTTAACAATTAATAACTA